TTACTTTGTAGCCTTTCTCTTTCATCCAGACTTTGAAGCTATGTTCCCAATCGAGCAGAACACCATCGCAGTCAACTAATATAATCTTGTCGTTCATCACTTTCCTTATCATCAAAATACATAATATTATAGCATAACAAATAATACTTTGTCAAGCACTATTTAAAGTAATTTTGAAGCATCTCATACTTATCGTGATACTCAGCCATCTTTCCTAACTCTTGCTCTAGAGTTTCCATAATGTCTGGGTGTTCAGCTAGTCCAACATTATTATCTAACAACACATCTATATTCATTTTATGCTTGCCAGCTTGGGCTTGCATATATGACATTGATGCTTCTATTAGATCGGCTCTTCGATTTTTCATATCCAATTCCTCAATTTAGTAAGAGTCTCTATTCTTTCTCTTCTGTTTTCTAGCTTCTTTGATGTTTGCTTTACGTTTATCGTATCGCTTTGAGTCTTTTTTACTTTCAAAGTCCTCATCCATCCACTCACGAAATTTCTTACTTTTACTTTTACTCATGCTACCTTACCTTACTGTTCGCTCTTCTTTGGTCTACCACGACCACGTTTTACTGGAATGGGCTCTAAGATACCACCAGGAAATGCCTGATTAATAACTTCAGGAGATAAATCTGGATATGGCTCTTTAGCAATAGTTCGTATAATCAATTTAGCATCATCCGCATCGACAGTTTCAAGCAACTGGATAAAGAGTGATTCTTTTCTTATCCGGTTCATGTCTTTTCCGTCTGGACTCTGCTCAACGAAATACGGCATCTTTCTCATTTCACGATACAACATACCATGCGATTCTTTAATTTCTGATTCTTTATATGGCGGTGGTGTACTGGGTAAATCAAAACTCCACCTTGCATCGCACATCAAAGCGAGAATATCTCTCAATTGCTTTGAATCATTTCTTTTTAAGATTTCAACTTTTTCTTCAACTGTTTCAGCTTTTCGGGCAGTGTTAACAATCTCTGCCAGAGATAATGTAGTCATTTTAAAACTCCGTTATACATTCCATTAAATTTCTAAGTTTGTTCTTGATAAAGTAATTGAGTAACTGACTTCTATCTTTACCATTCTCTTCATGCCAAGCTTCTAGTATTTCATCTTTTATACCTTGAGGCACTTGAGATAAATCTATCATAGCCTTATTACGCATATAATTACGCTTTACTTCATCTTGCATATTATTTATATTACTCCACTCAGCAAGTCTCTTCTGTGTTATTGGTCTTTGTCGAGTACCCATAACAAAACAATCGTCAGCAGATAACACGTTCGGTATACCATCACCAGAGTCGCCTTTAAGTATATGTTCAGCAAGGTACTTCTCTGGATTTGCGTTAGATATCCAACGCTTTCTAACTGGATCATACTGCTTCACGTTGGCATACTTATGAAGTTGTATATAATCTTTATCGCCAGATAGAACCAAAATGGGCTCACCGCTATTCAGTTCAGTACCTTCTTCATGTGTAATAACACCAATGATGTCATCGGCTTCGCACGTTTCTATTTGAATGACTTTATATGGAAAGAACTCTTTTAGTTCTTCACGAATGCTATTAAGAGCATTGAAAATGGAGTTCCAATCTAACTCAGAACTATCTCGTGATTTCTTACGATTAGCTTTGTAATACGGATATATCTGTCTACGCCAATAATTCTTGTCATCACAGCAGATCACAAGTTCACCAAACTCATCATGAAACTTCTTACGATTCGCTCTTAGCGTATTCAATATCATATGCCTTAGCATACTTACGTCAATCTCGGCATTCTGATGATTACCAATCTGCATCATCATATTTGCGATCATGACTTGGTTCATATCAACCAGTATCATTATCTTTCTCCTAACTTAATTTATAGTAACACTATAATAACATAAGTTAATGGTGTTTGTCAAGTCTTTTCTGCTTCAGTCATCCATACCTTCGAAGTATGTTTCCATATCGTTTAAGAATTTCTCTAACATCTCTGATAGACTAACTTCGGCTTCTTTCTCAACTTCTTGAAATACTGCATCAGACACCATCTGAAAGGCATATTCTTCTCCAATTGATCGAAACACCAAAGCCTTAGATGCTTCAATAATTGTCAGTATGTCTCGCATAGAATCAACATTGTCCTCTACTTTGATACCCATGCCTCTCAATGCCCAAACAGTCTCTCTAGCATTTGCCATAGCGAAAACATCAGCGATTTCTTTATCACTCTGTTTTATGAGGGCATCAATCTCCTCGTCTCGCTGTTTTCTCTGCTCAAACGCTTTAGTAAAGTCTATTATATTATCGCTCACTTATTCACCTTTAGAATAATGGTATCAGCATTAATTCTTCCATCCGTAGAACTATCTTTAGTCTTCAATGCTTTTAAAGCCTTTAACGCTCTTAACTTCGTACTCTTGTTAATTGCATCAATCATTTCTTCAGGCTTGCGTAACTTTTTCTTGAATGACAACTCAGCATCATAGTTCTTAACTGTAGTTCCACTCACAGTAAATCCATTACTATTATCAGTTACCAGATACTTCATTACTCTCGTTTTGGTATTGAATAGATAAACCTCTGTAGCACCAACAATGTAAGCAGGACTTGTACTTGATATCTTGAAGTCTGCACACTCTTTTTGGTATATCACCTTGGCAACCTGTTTCGTTGCAGGAGTGACTTTCTTAGCACGAGGTTTACGATTTGCTTTCTTACTCAACACATACTTTTCAGCATCACTTATAAATGTGGAAACTAGCTTGAGTAAAGACTTTTGCTCTTTGATTGTTAGATGACTATATCCTTCGACCAAGTCTTCAGTCTTATCAACAGTCAATTCAATCAACTCAGCTTCCATCTCTTTATAGAACTTAACAATGTCACGAGCAGTTTGGGCTGCCGCATCGATTGATTTTAAATGAGTATACAAAGATAACTTCTTATCTAAGGTGCCATCTAGGTGTTCGTCAATGAACCCCTCGATTTCTCCCATAACAGCAAGAGTTTTCTCTTTCAATAACTCAGATGGATTCTTCCTCTTAACTTCAGGCTTATCATCTTCGTCTTCTTCAACAGAATTCTCTATATTGATTTGACCAAAACGCACAACATCATCTACATTATGATTTATGAAATCGATGGCTGCCTTATCAAGTTCTGCACCCATGAGTTGCATTTTCATAAGAGATGCTAATGTTGGTGATATTCTCCAATCTTCACTAGCTTTTAATGCTTTGAGATCGTTTTGTCGATTCTCTTTTATCCACTCTTGAGCCCAAGAGACATAAGATTTTCTTTCGTAAAAATATCCATAATGTCTCAAAGTTTCAAGTATTTTCTTTTCATACTCTTCGGGCTTTACTGCGGACCAATCAATAGTTTCTCTGCCAATGTTAGATTCTTCTGCTAACTTAGCGGCATTGCCTCTTCGAGGTATTGCTCGTTTTTTAGTTTTAGCCATATTCAACTCCACTAATTTAAAAGAATCATGATAACATATGATTTACTCATTGTCAACACGCTACTAGGTTAGCTAACTCCGTTAGGCGTTAATATTTTATTGACAGACGTTATTGAATTCCACTTGAATGCTCTCCATCCATTCGCTTCAACATCCCATACCGGTTGAGCGGTGCTATTCATACGCATCTCAGATTTTGCTTCATCGGCATTTCCATTGACAACTATGTCACTATCTAACGTAGCCATCATAACTCTGGTTGTGCCATCAACTTTAGTAAAGTGTACTTCGACAATACCATCACTTAACAAACTTAAAACATCACCTTTTCTCATTGTATTTCTCCTTCACCATAATTATTAAGGGTAGTTATATACTCATCTATATATTTGGACAACTCTCTATGTCCGCCTATATGTATATCATTCCAAAGAATCTGTGGTATAGCGTCTTCGTCAGGAAACAATTCCAAAAATCTCAGCAAAGGTTCACGTTCTCTAACATCAAGATACACATGATCAATCTGCATTGATTCGCATAACTGCTTACATTTCAAGCAGTGATAACAAGTGTTAGATCCGAATATTGTTACCATAAATTTCTCCAGATTCTGTATTATATCAGGTCTACTTCTTCTTGTCAAGTAAAAGACCATAGTTTATATAGGTTAACTTTTGATCTTTAGACCATTCGGCTAGATACTCATTATCTTTATCAAACATTTCTAAGACATCGTTCTCTTCCATCCACTCAGATTCAATAATCGATTCGTTTATGAATTTCTGAGAAAACTCATCCATATCTTCACAAGTTACTACGTCATCTGCCCAATCTAGTTCTACCGGAGATTCTGAATTCAGT